AACTTGTTTTTACCCCCGACTTTCAAGGTCTATAGGCGAGGGAACGGATGGGAACGACCGTAATGTTTAAGCCGACTGTGGTACAGAAAAAAGCGCTCGCACTGCTGAAAAGCGGGGCTAAGCACGTATTACTATTTGGCGGTTCCCGATCCGGCAAGACAACGGTACTTGTGATGGCGATTATCTTTAGGGCTTTGTGTTTTCCCGGAAGCCGGCATTTGATTTGCCTATACCGAGCCAAGGACGCAAGGTCTTCCGTGTTGCGGGAAACGCTTTTCCCATGGTTGGACAACACCATCGGCAAAGGCGGCTATAACTATCTGGTGCATGAAAGTGTGATAACGCTTTACAACGGCTCGGAAATCTGGATNGGCGGGCTGGGCGACAGGGAACAGGCCGACAAAATACTTGGGCACGAATACAACACGATTTACTTTAACGAGGTATCGCAACTTAGCTATGTGACNGTAACAACGGCNTACTCGCGGCTNGCCATGAAAATCGACGGCTGCCGAAACATGTTTTTTTATGACTGCAACCCCGGGTCGCCACTNCATTGGGCATACAAGATTTTCGTNTTGAAGCGAACGTTTNTGACTGGGGAACCGCTGGAGAAGGCCGGGCTTTATACATCGATGTTGTTAAACCCGGAGGACAACAAGGCAAACCTACCGGACGATTACATCAGCGATATTCTGGACGTGCTACCGGAAAAACAGAAGGCGCGGTTTCGCGACGGGCTATGGGTAAAGGCCGAGGGGGTTGTATACGACCGCTTCGAGGAAAGCATGATTGTCAAAAAGGCGAAATGCCGGAAAGCTTCGACCGCTACGCCGGGGGGCAGGATTTCGGGCTCAACATAAGCTTCGTAAAAATCGGCTGGGTCGGTGACGTCGTTTATGTGCTGGGCGATTACGGCGCGTTCAACATGACAACAAGCTCGTTCAACGACGAGGTATCGGCGCGGGGATTGCTTGACCGTCCCGATGGGTACGGAATGCCAGTATACTGCGACCCCGCGGGGGGCGAACGCATACAGGAAGTGAGGGGCGGGGTGAAGGCCAACAACTCGGTGGAAAGCGGAATTGATTATATCCACGCCAAAATCGAGAGGGGGCAGTTTTACGTTTGCGAGACATGCAACGGCGTTCTTTCGGAAATATGGGACTACTGCCGAAACGAGGCCGGCGAGATAATAAAGACGAACGATCACTACCTGGACGCTTTGCGTTATGCGGTTTTCTCGGACGTTCAGCACGGTGTGGTGATGGCGTGAATATCTTCAAAAATATATTTAACGGCAAGGCAAAAAACGAAAAACCGCCGAATGGGGACGTAAGCCGCGATAGGGAAAGGGACGGCCAAAATTATGATGAAGCCTTCGGAACGCCGGGCGATTGGAAGATATACCAGAGTTCGTACCTGTACCACTCATGGGTCAATATCGCCGTCAATATTCTGATTAGGAACATAGCCCGCGCCGATTTCAAGATAATGAAAGACGGCGGCGAAATAAGAGCGGGTTCCGTCTTTGACTTGTTCCACAGGCCGAACGGCATTCTAAGCCGCTACGACCTTTGGAAGGAAACCGCGGCATGGTGGTTTTTGGAGGGGGAGGCGTTTTGGTGGTACGGGCCGGACTATGCCGGGGGGATACCGAAAGAAATATATATCCTAGACCCCGGAAGGATGAGGCACGAAGGTGAATACAGGGGCGAGATTGACCCGGGGTACCGAAGGAAACCACGCCGGTGGTTTTTTCGAGCCGGCACGGAACTGCTGCCGATTCTGCCGGACGAACTGATACATTTCCGGGACTGGAACCCCTGGAACCCGACGAGGGGGGTTAACCCGCTTGTGTCGCTGGGGCTGGAACTGGAACAGGATTACTATGCAAACAGGGCGAATTCACAGCTTCTTAAAAACAACGCTATACCGCAGGGGCTTTTGAAGACGGAACAGACCTTGAGGCCGGAGGAGGCGGACATTTTGGAAAGACGCTGGGAAAGCAAATATGGCGCGGCAAAGGCGGGGAGGAAAATCGCGGTGCTTGGGAAGGGAACCAGCTTTGAGCCGCTTTCGTTCACGCCGGAGGTCGTGAAACTTTTCGAGCTTAAACGTTGGAACCTGTACACGATACTGGCAAAGTACGGGATACCGCCGCGGGTCGCGAATATAAGCGACAGGACGAGCGCGCTTTCGGGCAAGGACACAGCGGAACAGCATTCCGCTTTTTGGAAATACACGCTGATACCAATCCTGAGGCAGTTCGAGCAGATTCTGGAAAGCGGTTTCTTCATGCGGCTTGGGCTGGACGTAAGGGGCGTTTTCGATTTGTCGGACGTGCCGGAGTTGCAGGAAAGCGAGGACGCGCAGAGCAGGAGGGACATAGCGGAGATTAACGCCGGCATTAAAACGATCAACGACGTGCTTAGGGACAGGGGTATGGAGCCCAAACCGTGGGGCGACGTTTGGCACAGGCCAAGGAATTTGGACACAGTGATTGACAACAAGGCAAGCCAGAATTTGGGCGGGGAATGAGCGATGGGCGGCACGTTGGTGGTAAGCAGGGCGGAAAAACTATTCCCCGAGTGGATGGAGATTTTGGAGGGTATTGGGTTTCCCGATGTCGAATTTACGCAGTGCGAAGCCGGCGGGCTTGCCGCGCTAATAAAAAAGATGAGGCCGGACATTGTGATTATCGGCAGCAGGTTTTACGGTCTGTCCACGCCGTATATGGTATTGGAAATGCTGCGGGATTTTCCGCGGCTGAATGTTGCGGTGGTGAACAGGCAGGATTTTCCGGACGAACTGGGAATGTCCTTTATAGCGAACGGAGCAAGGTCTTACGTGAATATGATGGAAGGCATGAAGGAGCTATATCGCGGACTAAAAATTGTCAGGGACGGCGGGGTTTTTATTTCCGAGGGTGTAATGAAATGTATCGCCATGATGGAGGAATACCCGAAGCCGGGAAAACTGCTGACGGCGAGGGAGGCGGAGATTCTCAAGCTTAGCTGTCGCGGGCTTACGGAGGAGCAGATGGGTAAGCGGCTGCGGATTTCCAGGGGAACCGTTATAAAACACAGGATGAGGATTTACAGTGCCATGAACGTGCATAACGGCGTGCAGCTTATAAAGGCGGCATTGCAGACGGGAAAAATAAGGGAGGCCGAACTTGACGATTGGAGCGGCGAATTGACGGTCAAAAACAAGCCCGGGAAAACGGGGAAGGCAAAATGCGTGGCGGGTGCGTGAAAATGATTTTGAGGAACAAAAGCGGCGGGACACTGGCGGTTGGAAGGAAAGGCCTGATGAGGTTTCTGGGCTTGAAAACCGGGGAGGCGGGAATTCATAAGGTAACGGGGGACGTTGAACTAATCGCCGCGGTGCCTTTGGCCTTGACCGATGATGGCGACGATGGGCGGGGATATGCGTGGACGCTTTCGACCTATGACCTTGACCGGCACGGCGAGAGGATAGACCCGGCGGGCTGGGACTATGAAAGCTATATGCAAAACCCCGTAGTTGAATGGGCGCACAGGTACGACATACCGGCGATAGGGAAGATTGAGGGGCTGGCAATCGACGGGCGGGGATTGCACGGCATAGTCAAATTCAACGAAAAGGACTTCGACCCATTCGGCTGGTCGATTGGGCAGAGGGTGAAGGCCGGGGTAATCCGCGCCGGTTCGGTGGGGTTTCGCGTCGTAGAAATTGAGATACCGCCAAAAAAGGACGGGGACGAAACCGCATTGATTTTCCGCAGGCAGGAGTTGCTGGAATTCTCGATTTGCAACGTGCCGGCCAACCCCCACGCATTGGCGAAAACGGCGGGCGTCGAAAAGACGGACACTTTGAGGGATTTGGGGTTTCCCACTTTTTGGGGAAATATTATCAACGGCAATATAGGAGTTTAGGTCATGGACGAGCTTATGAAGGCAATCAAGAAAAAACTTGCCGACATGAAGAGGATTGAGGAGTGCGGCTTTACCGACCCGGCGAAGGCCGCCGAGTATTTCCGGGACAAGGAATCGCTTATCGAGGAAATGGCGAAGGCGCTTGAGACGGTGACCGGGAACCAGTCAACGCAAATCGCGGCACTGGAAGGTACGGTTAAGGGGCTGCGGGACGAGCTAAAGACACAGGCGAGACACCCGAAGGAACTGACCCGGCGGGAAATGCTTTTCAACCTTGGGAAGGGGATTGCGGCGGCCTGGGCCGGCAACCACAAGACGCTGGCGGAACTGGCGTTTAGCCCCAATCTGAAAGCCGACAACTGGACTAACCCCCGGGACGTTGCATGGGAAGACAAGGGCTGGAAGGTTAAGGCACCGCTGGGAACGCCAATGGGGAATATGGCGACCAATGACCAATACCTGATAAACCCGATTTATGAAACCGAGCTTATGCAGGACGCGGCGAGGAAAAGCGTGATGATGTCGCTGGTTCGACACCGCCCGATGATGGGGCCATCTGTATTCCTGCCCACCCGCGAACGTGGCGGGGTTGAACTGCACTGGCTGACGGCATACGGACAGCAGATAAAAGGCAGCAAGCCGAAGAGCGCGGAACGCGTGGAGCTTAAAGCCTACACGTTGGCCGGATATATCCCGTGGTTCGATGAGTTTGAGGAGGATGTGTTTGTCGATTTGGGCGCGATGTTCGTGGACGAGTTTGTCGAAGTTTACGGACAGGAATTTGACCGCCAGTGCCTTCTTGCGGACGACGACCCATTCACCGGGGCGATGAACGCGGACGGCGCGGTTGAGGTGCCGATTGCCGGAACGACAATCAACGATTTGACCTGGAAGGATTTTCGTGACGCCGTTTACAAGGTACCGGCGGAGGAAAGAAAGGATTGTTGCTGGTTCCTGAATGAAACTGTATTGAACCACATTGCGAACATCGAGGACACCACCGGCCGCCCGATATGGCGGAGGCCAACCGACGCAATGCCTGGGAAACTTGACCTTTACCCGTACCATGAAGTGTCGATACTGCCGCAGATTGCGGACATAAAAGCCAATCAGCCATTCGCGATTTTCATGAACCCACGCCGCATTCAGCACGGCGACAGGAAGGGCGTGGAGATTAAACGGTTTGACCAGACAACCGAAAGCATGGAATACGGCGAACTGTTTTTGAGGTTCCGCAAGCGTGACGGATTTTTGGTGACGAGGCCAAAAGGAAACGTCGTAATCCTAAAGACCAAGGCCGGATGACGCTGGGAAGCCTGTTTGACGGTATCGGCGGCTTTCCGCTTGCCGCTACCAGGGTAGGCATAAAGCCGGTATGGGCAAGCGAAATCGAGAAGGTGCCGATAGGCATTACAATGCGGCACTTTCCCGAAATGCGGCACCTTGGGGATTTGACGAAAATCCACGGCGCGGAAATAGAGCCGGTGGACATTATAAGCTTTGG